GGGTGGCTTGAACGCCAAGGGCCGTGCGTCTTACAACAAAGCCAATCCGGGCAAGCCGGGGTTGAAAGCACCCCAGCCCGAGGGCGGCAGCAGGCGCGACTCTTTTTGCGCCCGTATGGAAGGTATGAAGAAGAAGCTGACCAGCGCCAAGACAGCCAAAGACCCGGACAGCCGCATCAACAAAAGCCTTCGGGCTTGGAAATGTTAAGGAATCACCATGCCGAAAACACGAAAACTGGCGGACTTAGAACTTCTTGAGGGCGGCGGCGCGGGTGGCATGGGCGGCGGTGCTGGAAAAAGTGCGCTAAAAGAAGCAGCAGGAGCAGCAGGTATTGCTGCTGGCCTATACGGAATTGGTAAAGCTGATCGTTATATGACCGAACTTGGTGATGAAAGCCGTGAAAAAGAACAACGTGAAGCTGCTGCTGAAATGAAACGTGAAGGCAATCGCATGGACAAGGGCAAAAGCGACAACATGAAGTCTGGCGGTAAAGTTACCGCTTCCAAACGTGCCGACGGTATAGCCCAGCGCGGAAAAACCCGTGGAAAGATTTGCTGATATGACACAGACCAGCGAAACAGCCAAAAGCGTCATTGACATTGTTTCGGTGGCCGCTGCTATTGGGTCGTTTTTAAATCTCCTCACACCCATTTTTGGTTTGATCGGTGCCGTGTGGACACTGATGCGTATAGCCGAGATGGTCACAGGCAAACCGTTTTCTGAACTTATTGGCCGGAAGAAACCCGATGCCAAGCACGAGTAAAAAGCAACACAATTTCATGGCAGCGGTGGCTAACAACCCAGCGTTTGCCAAGAAAGTAGGAGTCCCACAGTCCGTGGGACAGGACTTCAACAAGGCCGACAAAGGCCGCAAATTTTCTAAAGGTGGTGATACTATGGCTTCAAAAATGAACCCCGGTTTTATGGCAATGATAGCTAAGAAAAAAGCCGGAGCTAAGGCTGGCGACAAAGCGGAAATGCCGATGAAAAAAATGAACATGGGCGGCATGGGCTACGCAAAAGGCGGCTCAGCTTCTTCTCGCGCTGATGGTGTGGCTACAAAAGGCAAAACCAAGGGCACGATGGTCAGCATGAAAATGGGCGGCAAAGCCTGCTAAGAAGCTGTCATGGCAACCGTAAAACCCACAGGCAGTGTAGTCAAGTCTCTAAAAAAGGCTGGGTTTTACGGCGCAAGTGAGCCCAAACGACTGGCTATTATTAACAAAGTTACAACCAAACCCCAACGGATAAAGATGGTGGATAAGTTGTTTCTAGCCAAAAAAGCTAAAGGTACCAAGCCATGATGCCATCCCGTGGTATGGGGGACATAGCCCCCTCAAAAATGCCCAAAGGCGTTAAGAAAGCGCGGCGGGATGACACTGACTTCACCCAGTACAAAGAGGGCGGTAAGGTCAATGCGGCAGGCAACTACACAAAGCCCGGTCTTCGCAAGAAAATTGTAAGCCAAGTAAAAGCCGCTGCAACGCAGGGCACGGGAGCAGGCCAGTGGTCAGCCCGTAAAGCACAGCTTGTGGCTAAGAAGTACAAAGCGTCTGGAGGAGGCTATCGTGATTAAAGTTGCAAAACACACTGAGGACTGCGCCGTTCAAGAAGATGGCCCATGTACTTGTGGCACTGACGAAGTTCTTGAAGAATTAGCTTTGGAAGAAGCGGGTTTGACCGCTGAAGACTGAGATGAAAGCCCCACAGAAATCCCTCAAAGACTGGGGCGACCAAAAATGGAGAACCAAAAGTGGTAAAAAATCTTCTGAAACAGGTGAAAGATACCTTCCAAGCGCTGCGATTAAAAGTCTCAGCCCTGCTGAGTACGCTGCAACGACCAAAGCCAAACGAGCAGGAAAAGCCGCCGGGAAGCAGTTCGTAGCCCAGCCCAAAACGATTGCAAAGAAAACGGCAGGATTTAGATGACTACTTCAGGAACCGCAGCGTTTAATCTTGACCTTACTGAGTTGGTTGAGGAAGCGTTTGAACGCGCCGGTTCGGAGTTGCGCACGGGCTATGATTTGCGCACGGCTAGGCGGTCGCTTAATTTGCTTTTTGCGGATTGGGCAAACCGTGGCGTCAACATGTGGACGTTTGAGCAGGGGACAATTAACCTGACTCCGGGGCTAAACACCTACGCACTGCCCGTAGATACAGTCGATCTGCTTGAGCATGTGATTCGCACGGGCGCGGGTAGCGCGTCCACACAGGCTGACTTGACCATCACACGTATCAGTGTTTCTACGTACGCCACGATCCCCAACAAGCTGCAACAAGCCCGACCGATTCAGGTGTGGTACCAGCGTTTGGATGGCCAGACTTCTTCGATTGGCACCACGCTCAACGGCGGGATCACGGCTACAGACACGACGATCACGTTGACTTCCGTTGCCGGACTTCCAGCCACAGGGTTTTTGTTGATTGAGTCCGAGACCATCCAGTACGGCTACATCTCTGGCAACGTGCTTTATAACTGCTTCCGGGGGCAGAACGGCACAACCGCCGCAGCACACTTAACAGGCGTAGCTGTGTACACGCAGAATCTACCCTCTGTGACCCTCTGGCCAACCCCAGACAACAGCGCAACGTATCAGTTTGTGTACTGGCGCATGCGCCGTATTGATGATGCTGGCGGTGGTGTACGCACGATGGACGTGCCTTTCCGCTTTTTGCCCTGCATGGTGGCGGGGCTGGCCTATTATTTGGCGCTCAAGATTGAAGGCGGCGCTGAGCGCCTGCCTGTGCTGAAACAACAGTATGACGAATCGTGGCAACTGGCTGCGGACGAAGATCGTGAGAAGGCGTCAGTTCGTTTTGTTCCAAGGCAGATGTTTATTGGTAGTGGTACGTAAATGGGCAATCGGTTTGCTTCTGGTAAAAACAGTATCGCCATGTGCGATAGGTGCGGCCAACAGTTCAAATTAACGGCTTTAAAACAAGAAGTCATCAAGACAAAGCTTTACAATTTGATGGTGTGTAGTACGTGCTGGGATCCGGATCAGCCGCAGTTGCAGTTGGGTATGTACCCAGTGGATGATCCACAGGCTGTGCGTAACCCTCGTAGAGACACGACCTACGTTACGGCGGGCGTAAACACTGTTGGCAGTTTGACTGGTGGTTCGCGGGATGTTCAGTGGGGCTGGAATCCCGTAGGTGGGGCCAGTAATTTTGATGTCGCCTTGACGCCGAACTATTTGGTGGCAACGACGTTTGTTGGTACAGTTACAGTAACCGTTACATAGGAGTCTGATATGGACAAGAAAGATTTAGCCCAAGACAAGAAGATGATTAAGTCTGCTATTGGCAAGCACGAGAAAAATATGCACCCCGGCAAACCGCCTACAAAGCTGGCCAAGGGCGGTAAGACCAATGAGATGATGCTTCAGTACGGGCGTGGTCTGGCTAAAGTTGCTAATCAGCGCGGAGGCTAATCATGGCCAAAATTAACAATCTACCTGCTTCTGCATATGCAAAGCCCCACACAATGGACGGCAAACCTGTAGGCATATCTACAAACCCCGGCATGCCTCCAAACCGTAGCAAGCTCGATACGACCGATGTGAGCATCGGCAACATCAGCAAGTCTGCGGGTAGCGAAACCACTAAGACATCTGGTATTGTCACCCGTGGTAACGGCGCGGCTACCAAAGGGACTATGGCCCGTGGGCCAATGGCGTAAAGCATGAACTACACTGAACTCAGCAACGCGATTCAAGCGTACACGGAGAACACGGAAACAGATTTCGTGGCTAATATCCCTGTGTTCGTTACGCAGGCTGAGCAGCGTATTTACAACAACGTCCAGTTTCCGTCTATCCGTAAAAACGTAACGGGGTCAATGACTACAAGTAATAAATACTTGCAGTGCCCTACGGATTTTTTGGCGGTGTATTCGTTGGCTGTCATTAACGCCAGCGGTGAGTACGAATACCTGTTGAACAAAGACGTTAACTTTATCCGGCAAGCGTACCCACAGCCTACAGACACGGGGATTCCTAAGTACTACGCTTTGTTTGGCCCTCGTTCGGACAACGCAGCAGAGTTAACTTTCATTCTCGGCCCAACGCCCGATGCGGCGTACAGTTCTGAACTGCACTACTATTTTTATCCGCCAAGCATTTCCGTAGCACCTTTTACTTCATGGCTTGGTGATAACTTTGACACGGTGCTGTTGTACGGTTCCTTGGTTGAGGCTTACACCTACATGAAGGGTGAGCCAGACATGATGGCGCTATACAACGGTAAGTACCAAGAAGCACTTGCGTTGGCTAAACGTCTGGGTGATGGCATGGAGCGTCAAGACGCTTATCGTTCTGGGCAGTTCCGTCAGCGAGTGACTTGATATGGCAATTATCCAGACCCAGACCACCAGTTTTAAGGCGCAGTTGTACCAAGGCATACACGACTTGACTACGGATGTCATCAAGATCGCCCTGTACACAGCTTCCGCTAATTTAGACGAGACAACAACGGCGTATTCTGCTACGAACGAAGTAGCCAACACGGGCACGTACGCTGCTGGTGGGGCAACACTAACGCCAATTACGGTATCGTCTTCTGGATACACAGCCTATGTGGGTTTCCCAAACATCTCGTGGACGGGGGCTATCACAGCCCGATGCGCGTTAATTTATAACTCCAGTCAGGGCAACAAATCCGTTGCTGTTTTAGACTTTGGATCCGATAAGACGTCCACCATCACATTTACAATCACCATGCCCGCAAA